TCTTCGCAGCGAATGGAGATCATGTTTTTCTCGAAGTCGTCGGCGTTTTCGGTGGAGATAACCACGTTGGCATCTTCACGATCGAACAGTTGAGCTGCGGCATTGAATGCGCCTGTCAGGAATTTGCCCTGGAAAGCTGCTGCCTCAGTTGCTACCACCGGAAGCCCCCAAAGCGTAGGGCCAGTCAGAGATGCCGGGTTAGCCAGGATATAGCGGCCCAGACTGTCTTTCGTGAGCTCAATTTTCGCCCAGTCGATGAAGTGCAGAACGTGGCCAGATGCAGGGAAACGAGCCAGTTGAGCCTGAAGCATTGCCAGGCGCAGATCATCAATCCCGTTCTGGCTCTCAACAGAAAATGCCGGGTCGAATGCTGAGGCCTGAGGAACGATGCCGTGCAGGTGCACACCAGTTCCGTCGCCGAACAAGATTTCCTGTTCCTCAACATATTTCAGGCCGTAACGCATCTCAGAGTCAACCGTAGACTGGAGTTGAGCGAAATCGTCAAGGATCTGCTTGGATGCCTTAAACATGTGCGCGATGGTTGTCACCGGCGTGATTTTAGTTGCGAATTCAATATCGCTGTAAGGTTTGGCAGTCCCCTCTGCAACGACTTTCGCTGCATTGGTAAAGCCCGTTTGCTGCACCCAGAAAATAGCCGGTGAAGATGTGCGGCCAGGCGCAATCAGATCACGAATGAAGAGACGCTGTTTTGGTGCTGTGTCGATGCCAGGCAGTCGCTGTGGTTCAACCACGCCATCTGCAACATCTGTAGAAAGCAAGGCCGCGTGAACTGGGACGCTTACGCGCTTATTGCCTTCAACGCTCGCGGCAAAGGCCTTCAACGCCTCGCTATTAATCACCACCTGTCCAACAGTTTCGGTAACTTTAGCAGCGTTGTTCAATGGCATTTGGGCAACATGCTGTTCCAGCTCACCAAGGCTGGCCTTAAGGGTTTTTTCAGCTTCCTTAAGAGCATTGAGCTCTGTCGCCATTTTATCTACAACATCTTTGGTCTGAGCTGAGAGCTGACCATTCTTTTTCGCTTCGGTCAGTGCCTCTTCTGCTTTCGCGTTGAATTTGCTGGTTGCATCTTCAATGCTGGCAGTGACTTTTTTCAGAATTTCGTTTACTTCAGACATAAAGGGTCCTTATTTGACTAACGCCGCAAGAGCGCTTTCAAGTGAATTGAGGGTTTCAGGTTTGATCTCTTCGGCAGCGCCCGGCGTACCGTCGTTGGTGGTGACAGCGCCAGGCATGCCACCGGATAAGGCTTTAATGAGTTTTCTGCGCTCAGAGCGCGGGGTGTTGGTTTTAGCCAGCAGCGCATCAAGTTTTCGAAGCGCGGCCGCGGGTGATTCATCGCCATCACTGACCGCATCAGCAGAAAGCAGGCTGTCTGCCAGTCCCTTCGCCACAGCGTCACTGCCACCGATGTAACTCTCGGCATCCATCAGTTTCTGAACGGCTGCCATATCAAGGCCGGAACGCGCCGCGTAGATGTCTGCCATAGCGTTATCGAAGGGCTCCAGAGACTGTGCCAGTTCCGCGAAGTCATGGCGGTTACCCATCGCGTAGACCCAGCAGTTGTGGATCATCAGGAAGGCACCACGACCGATCTGAATATCATCCCCGGCCATCGCAATGACTGAGGCAGCGCTGGCGGCGATACCGAGCACCTTCACCGTCACACGGCCTTCGTATTCACGTAGAAGGTTGTAGATTGCCAGGCCTTCGAACATGTCACCGCCAGGGGAGTTGATATTGACCGTGACGTCGGCGCCATTCATCGCCCGTAGCGCACCGGCGATACGTTTGGCTGTTACGCCTTCACCCCAGTAGTCCTGCCCGATCACATCAAAAACAGAAATACTGTTGTCGTCGGTGGACGCGGCTTTGATCCCGCCATCCCAGCGATCCAGGGCGGAGGGTAAAGTTTCACAGGTGACTCGCGCGCAGGGGCGACCCGCCGGTGCTGCCGGAAGTTGTTTTTTGCTCATCAGGAAAGTGCTCCTAAGCGGCCTGTTTCAGCGGAGATTGTTCAAAGGAAATATCAGGGAATATGTGGTTATGCAGTTCTCTCAGGGCCAGAGCCTGAACAGCAGGATTGCTGCTTTCGAGATTTTTCAGTTGCGTCAGGTTGAGCTGAACGGTGTAAATGTCACCCCCTTCAATCGGTGGCATATTCTCAAGACGGCGCACGTCATTGCGGGACATCCACCCATTCTGGAGCGCGCTGGTATAGTACGCAGCACGGCCCGCGCTGTCGGCGCGCAGCAGTCCTTCTACAGAGAACTCCGCGAACACCTCATCATCGCTGTCCAGCAGGCACCGCCCTATTTCCTGCTCTATGTTCACCAGCAGGGGGCGCAGGGTATGTGTCAGGAACTGGAGGTTCATGCCCTCCAGACTGGATGCCCAGCTGCTTTGCTTCGTGGTGTGACCGACCATGAAAGGCGGAACGCGAAACCAGCGGCAGATCTCCTCAATGCTAAAGGCGCGGCTTTCCAGCATCTGGGCGTCTTCGGGATTCATGGTGACGCCCTGGTACTTCAATCCGCCTTCAAGCACCATGATTTTCCCGGCGTTTTTTGAACCGGTAAATGCAGCCATGTAGCTGCGAAGTCTTTCACGTTGTTCGTCAGTCAGCGCATTCTCAGCGGAGAGAAAACCTGAACTCTGAAGCCCCTGTTCAAATATCTTCGCAGCAGACTCCTCAACCGCCATTGCAGAACCGATCACATCCCGGCCTGTTTTCATCGGCATCATGCCGCAAACGCCGTCAAGACCGAACCCGCGAATGTGCATGATGTTTTTGACGGGAATGACTCGCTCGTTACCGTTTTCAGTGTATTTGTATTCCAGCGCCCCGGTCGTGAGACGTTTAACCACCATGTTCTGCGGCAGCAAAGGCACCAGCGAAACCAGGCGGTTTGCGATGAATTTCTTCTCAATGAAGGCGTTCCCGCGCAGGCAAATACTGGCGACCACCATCAACATAAATCGTGATGGTGTCATTTCTGAATTGGGTCGGCGGCATAGTATCGAGTAGGCCGGATGATCGGTTGCCGCTTTACGCGAACCGTCAGGCTGTCGAACGTATATTTTCAGCGGAAGTGTTGAAATAGACTCGCTTAACAGCCTTACGCATGCCCACACAGCCGATAGCTGGATGGCCTTATCGGCCGTTACCACCTTTCCGCTGCTGCTGGTACCAAACCATTCCTCCCAGAACGTGCCGGTAGTCAGGCTGATAGGCACACCAAGCCAGTTAAGCAGAGCACTTTTAACCCTGCCTGGCCGTTTGTTTTTTTTCATCAGAAACCTACCATGATGGGATTATTGAAGAATCCGGAGAGATCCTGCTGGTCGTTGCCACCGTTAACCAGAACGCGGCTCATTGCTGTGAACAAGGCCGCAGGGCCATCAATCTTGGCCTCAGGTGTGGACTTATTCGGGAATATGTTCTCGTTCCGGTCCGGTTTGACGGTTACGTTGGACATCATCCAGTTCATCACCGGGTGATCGCTGTGATGGAAGCGGCCACCGTATACCAGCGCTTCGACCTCTTTCATCGCCTCAGAGAAATTGCGAACCGTCTGCGGCACTTCCACCAGCGGCAACCCTTCTTCTGCCAGCGCAAGGCTGAACTGCGTCGCACTCCACGGGTCAAAGCCGATTTCTTTCAGGCTCTCGCCAGCAACCCACAGCTGTAGCTCTTCCTTAATCTGAGCATGGTCGATTACATCCCCGTCGGTAAGGATCAGCTTGTCCATCCCGGCCCACTTACGATAGAGCTCTGCCATCTGGCGTGAACATTTCTCAAGGCGTCCTTCCGGTAGCCAGAATTTGAAATCCGCATGAACGTGGCCATCTGGCGCCCGCCAGACTTTAGCGGCCGCACAGATATCAATTTTGTTTGACAGGTCAACGCCCACCCAGGAGGGATAGGTTTTAAGTTCGTGCAGCGGGGCGATAAACTCGCATTTCTCCCATTTCATCATGTCCATCCAGGCTGACTCAGCGGTAACCCAGATATTCATGTGCTTGGTGAAAAAGTTAATTCTGGCTGAAACCTGCTCTTTCGCCTTTTTAGCCAGGCGGCGCAGGTCATCCCAGCGCTTACAGATACCCAGCCCCGGATTCGCCTTCTGCCACACTTTTTCATCAAAGGGATCGTCACCTTCATCTAAGGTGTAGATGATGGCAAAAAACGTATCGTCTTTTACCAGTCCACGCAGCACCTTGATGGCGTAATCACGCAATTCGTAGCAGATGCCTTCTTTGTTGAAACCGGCAGTGGTGATACCGAAAAGCAGCGATTGCAGACGCGCGCCGGTTGCCGTCTCCAGAACGTCCCAGACGTCACGGGTTTTGTGCGCATGCAGCTCGTCGACGATGGCGCAGTGGATGTTCAGTCCATCGAGGTTGTTCGCATCTGATGATAATGGCTCGAATTTGGAGGCCGTTTGCTCCTGGTAGATAGCGAGCTTGTTGAATTCGAAGATCCGCCCAAGAGTGGCTTTCGCCTTCTTGACCATATTCTTCGCGTCTTCAAAAACAATTCGTGCCTGGTCACGGGTGGTTGCAGCGGAATAAACCTCCGCACCGCCCTCGCCGTCGGCACCAGCCATATAAAGCCCCACGCCGGAGCAAAGCGTTGATTTGGCATTTTTACGGGCCACCTCAACATCTGCTGTACGGAAGCGCCGAACCATTACTGGACGACCGCTGCCGTCGTTACGCAAAACGGTTTCTCCCGTTTCCTCGTTAACCAGCGGGATCACGAAACCAAAAATATTAATCAGGATGAAAACGTGCCAGTCCATCAGCTCAATAGGCTGCCCTGCCAGTGCGCCTTTTACGTGAGGTACAAAATTATAGAAATTCAGAATGTGCTGCGCGCGCGGTTCACTGAAGAAAATACCGCGCTCTTCGCCGTGTGCCAGATCGTCAAGAAAACGCTGACAGGCAAGGCGCACATACTCACAGGCAATAATTTCCCCCGCCACTACCCTCTCGGCGTAGCGGATGCCTTCTGCAACCTTAGCCATTAATCCCTCGCTTTCATAAACTCGGCCAGCGGATCAACCGCTTCAGGACCTTTTGCATTCACTTTCGATCGGCTGGCTGGAGTCATGCCGAACTCACCAAGCATGGCACGCAGACGTTTCCAGGCATCAGCTTTCATGATGGCGGCGGGGTGAGCCTTGATCAGCACATCACCGTTCTGCGTTTCGGTCCGGTAGGTGTAGCCCTCAACTTCAAGCGTGTCGCAGTGATGCCGGTATTCGGTATAAGCCTCAACCAGCAGCTCAAGGGCTCTGGCGTCCAGCTGAGACATCACACCGATAGCATCAAGCTCGTCGGCCATCCGTTTAAACCAGTATTTCCCCTGCTTGTCGAAATGCTTCGGCGTTGGGGGTACCCCAGAAGGGGGTTTTGGTTCGTTCTCATTGATCGGGCGTTTAGATGGGTTACCCCTCACCAAACGTAGATGGGTCGGGGTTTTCGGTGGTCCAGACATAATCGAAAACTCCTATTAATCATCGAGTGGGGGACCCCATAAAAAAGTTTTCTAACCTGCGGCGATGTGAAAAGAGGTTAGGCGGCGGTCCTTTGACGCGTCGTTCCTGAACTTTCAACCCGCCCTCCCCCTCGGTTGATTCAAATGAGAATCGATGTCATTTGAGTCTTTCAACCGCTGTCTTCGCCCTGTGGCAGGGCTTACAGAGGCTTTCGAGGTTGGACAGGTCATCGGTCCCCCCATTTGCTTTGGCGGTGATGTGGTCCACCGTCTCAGCGGGTGTATACCTCCCATTTCGCAGGCATTCCTGACAGAGGTGTTTATCCCTGTCGAGAACGATTGGACGCAGCCTGTCCCACTTGCTGCCATAACCGCGCTGATGCCTGCTCTGTCCCCGCTGATGCTGCTGCCAGCCTTCGTTAAGATGCTTGATGCAATAGCCTGAGCGATCTGTGGTTGTGCCGGGGCAGCCACGCTTGCGGCATGCCCTTGGTATTTGTGATGGCATTAACACTCCTAAAAAATTGAGTCATCGCCACGTTGAAAACGGTGAATCTTGCTGCAAAGTGTATTTGCCACACTTTTGTGGCTTATATCGTGGAGGTATTTATGGGTTTGAAACCTGGCCAGTCTAGTGGACGTAATGGCGGCGTATATCGTGAACGCGGTCCGCGTGGCGGCCAAACCGATAACTACACAACCATTCCTGATAACCATACTGCACCACCAACTTCTAAACCTGGTGCAACATGGGTACCAGTTAAACGGACTCCAGACAGCAAAAGATAAAACTAATTAAACCGGCCAATTGGCCGGTTTTTCAGGCGATTCGCCACGCTCGTCGGCGTTCTGTCCGTGGCGCTGAGTCAGGGTGACGCTCAACAGACTCACCATCAGCATGATCCACCAGCGAGTAACACGGATAAACCACAGCCCCGCCATAGGCATCACCAACGGCATAATCGGCAGGCTTGCTTCTGTCCCATCGAGAAAGGACTCGTTCAATATGCTGAGGAGGTACGCTATAACAAACGCCGTGTATCAGCCGCGGCAGTGTGATGTAATCAGCCTGAGTCTTATCAGCAACTATCAGCCGTTCGGCTATCTGTATTTGATACTGAGGTGGGCGACCAGTCCCCAGATAAAAGCTTACGAGAGCCTCAGGGAAACGGGTCAGCCAGTCCTGAGCCTTATAACGAAAACCATCAACGGGTAATGCATCCTCTTCGATGATAATCACTCTATCTGACTGCTCAGCGGCCCAACGAAGAGCACGAAGATGGGTTGCATTTGCACCAACCCCAACCTCGTCAACTAACATGTGATGGGCGTCAATAGAGGAATAAAGGCGTTGTGCTAAATCTCTCCGAGAATGATGGGATACGATGATTATTTTCAAGAAAGCCCCCTGAAATCACCGAATAATTTTGCACGCAACCGCTCGGCAGCTACAGTTGCATCTGCGACACTCTCAAAAACTCCGCCGTAATGAGTTTTGCCTTGATAATGAACCCTTACCTGATACTTTCCCCTTTTGAGGTAAATATTTCTCAGTCCTGTACTGCTATTTCGGTTAGCACCAGAGCGATTACTTTGGTTTTCATGGTTCGTCGCCAATCGCAAGTGAGCGATATTTAAGCACGCGCGGTTATGACACTTATGGTCAATAATCATTCCATCAGGAATTAGACCGTAAGCTCTCTCCCAAACATATCGGTGAGCCCGCATAACCACACCGTTCACATTAATGTGCCCATAACCATTTGCATTTAGGTGCCCAGTCCAGATCATGCAACCATCAACGTTAATTGTTCGATTGCTTACTGCATCATCAGCGTTTATTGATACTTTTCTTGCGGGGAGCTGTTCACCACTACGCCTTTTCCTATCGTAGTGACGCTGGCAAAGAGATCTGCACTTAACTGGATTATCACACTCAGCTACTGAGCATATTCCAACCATAGAAATCTCCATACTACAGGTAATAAAAAAGCCGCACGATGGCGGCTACTGTCTGAATATCAGGGTGTTGCTTCGCTTTAGCCCTGGTTAAAGTAAGCATTCAGCCCGTCAGTGGTGGGACACTGGCGCACTCTGTCGCGGGGGGATGGCTGATTACCTCCGAAAAGGAAAATACCCATGGGTTCCATGTCAGAACTGGAAAAAGCAGTTGCAGATTTGCAACGTGAATTAAAGATTGAAAAAGCCACCAATAAACTGGTTTTTTCTTTGATTATTGAAGCTGTTAACAAGCTGTCACCAAAACAGAATGTTGGGGACGTTCTGATGGATGTACTGAAGGAGGTTACACCGCCTGAAATTTCATCTGCCCCAGATGCTCACGAAGCGATTAAGAGAGTTGAGAAAATAATTCAGAAGAAGCAACCGCGTTCGTAACTTCCTGAATTAAATCTTCAGCGGCTCGGTGCTGAGCCGCATTCACAATCTGATCGATTACAGTTATCGCGTGAGTTTCAGCGCGCTGCTTGTAACCTTCAAGAGTAAAGTCTGACGAAATATCTTCACGGTAAGGTACAGTCAGCATTGTCTTCTTATCGAGTTGTACTTTGACGTCACCGCCAATAGCATCAACCGTTGTACAGTCCAGTCCCTCCGCTGAAGAGTAACCGTTTATTTTTAAGCTAAACGATTTTTGAGTCGGAAACTCAACCTCATATGAAATCATAAGAACTCCTGTTATTTATGGCGCCACCAAGCATTTTCTTTGCCGATGCCATCAGTTTTGAAAACGGTATGTACCAGAGGGCCGGTGACCAACCTGTCAGCGAATGACTTCGCAACAATGCCGAACGCCAGCATGTCGCCCACAGCGACGCCAGCCTGTTCTTTCTTCCAGAACCGATAACTCTCGATCCGGTAGTAAAGACGGATGATGCCGTGAGCGAACGCCATTACATCAGCGCGGGAACCACCCAGCAGACCAGCGTTAAGCATCACATCGTTGCGGTGCGCTTCGATAAACTCCTGATAGATGCGCTCCGGATGATTCTGCTTTGCCCAGGTATCGGCGTAGGTCTTTGGTTCTGAACCGACATACACCTTTCCGGTTTCCATTTCTTCCCACGGCGCGCGAAGCATTTCGACATCGGTACCATCAGTACACCAGACGAACCGGTACTCAGGGTGTTCTCGCAGGTGCTGCCAGATGTGCAGCCAGCGACGGAAGTAGACATTCATCTTCACGTCAGGTACGAGATACAGCTCAACATCTGCCGGGGCTGTCAGTAATTCATCCACCAGCGCTATACGCCCACACTGGCGAAGCGAGGCCGCCCATTTGCTCAGCAGGTCAGGCGAGGCCGTCAGTTTGGTACCGCGCTGCGGGTCAGGCTGACTTGTGAGCAGCGTTGTGATTACCACGTCGCGCTGCTGGCGATATTCAACGTAACCAGTAAACCCGGCATCACGCCGTTCGTTGTGAATCTTCACGTTACGTTCCACCAGCGCCTGGCGGTCAGGCCTCGTCACTGAACGCTCTACGGCCTCATGCTCATCGAGTGAATAGATAAGCTTTTCTGAACCGACCACATCAGCGTAAGCCCACGTAGTCATTCCTGCGTTATGGATGCGCAGGGCAAGGTCGCTGTGTTCATACATACCGCGACCGTATACCGGGTCGAATCCGCCCACCTTCTCGATGGCACTGCGGTGGTAGTAAAGCATTACGCCGCGCTGTCCGGTGTACGACACATGCTGATCGTCACGGTAAAGCACCGAAAGGTCATTCAGCTTGTTCGTGCCAGCAAGATCGAGAAACTGGTAAGCCAGGTGTGGCTCGGGTGATTCAATGTAGGGAAGATGCCAGTTATCGGCGATGGGCCAGGCATCATCATCCCACAGAAAAAGATGCTCGCACCCGGCATCCATCAGGGCTGACAGGCTGGCGTTCTTCGAAGCAACAATGCCGAGTGATGTTTCATGGCGAAGCAGCTGCACGCCGTCAGGCACTACTGCGACAGGTTTAGAGCCGTCGTCGATAACCACCACCAGCGCCCCGGCGGGCAGATGTTTAATGTGCTGCTCAATGGCGCGGTTTAAAACGTCTGGCCGGTTGTGGGTAGTAATGGCAATGCCAATCCGTGACGCTGAAGCGCAGGCAGGCACAAACGGGACACCATCAATAGTGACCTGCATATTACCTCCCGTCAGAATCCACGCGACCGTGCATTCCAGAGGATACCGCCAGGCTTGAGCGCATTGCGGATAGCACCGTTCACCGCATCGTGCATCGCCTGTTGCAGGCTAGCTACTGAAGCTGCCTGCGCATTAATACTTGCCTGGAGGGCTGCGAACAAATCGCTTTCACGCACGGCATCAATGACGGCCTGCTTCGTTTCATCGCCAAACCCAATCTTCGTCTTCGTGGCTGATACAACGGCGTTTCCGATGATGGATGGATCGGCTTCATGCACATGAAAGCGATCAGCTTTAAACACTACCTTGCTCTGGTCACCTTCAATACCGAGGGTCATGCCAGCTTCGTGCGGCTTGCCTTTATCGGAGTCGTTCAACTTTACGTTATAGTTTGTAGACAATACGCCATCGCTAATCTTCGCATCGGTAATGAACACCTGCCCGTCATTAATCACCAGCGCCCCGTTCTTTTCGAATGACAAGCCATCTTTCAGGACTTTGAATGCATGGCTATTACGGATTTTGTCGTCCAGATCATCAATAGCCTTTTGTGCGTCTGAGGTGTCCAACTCAACACGAAGCTTCATTGTGCGTACTAATGGTGCGCATGATTCATCAGTTACAGATGGGGCTTTATCGCCCACTGGCGCAGGCTGACGCTTATTTACCGTGACAGAAGAGGGAAAGTACTCTGGGATACCATTCACCTCACGGCGTGCGCCCCATGCATCATATTTTGCCGTGCCAGCTGCGCTTTGTAGTTCGATTCCTTCATCGGTTTCGATAACGTGAAGGCTACGCATTGCATCTTTTAGGCTTAGAGTTTTTTTCATGTTTACTACCCTTTTAGACGTGAGCCTGTCGCACGGCGAAGCCGCCGAAAGTTAACGGTTTGCCCAGGCTCACAGCTGAAAGACTTTCTTTGATGTGCGCGTGCGATGCGCATTAAAAAGCCCCGCAGGTGCGAGGCCGATTTATACCGTATAGGGGATAATGGTTGTTTTATCCGCTGGTGGGGATAAAAAAATGCCCGCGGTTTGGCGGGCTATTCTGCTTACTGGGGGTTTCCAACTGTGAACCAAACTGTGGAGTACAAGGCACCGTATTCATCGTGTGATTGGGTTTCAGTTACTTTCAATAATACCCAGCCACTAGCTAAAAGCCGATTAGCTTTCATGGCATCATCGGTCTGTTCTATCTCTTTGATTTTAGTTAAATCATAAGCCTGTTCAGTCATGTAACCTCCTTGCTGTGTGGATCACGATAATACCCTTTAGGTAATCAACAGGCAAAAAGAAGGCAGCTCATGCTTGAACTGTTTATGGCACACGCCGGAGCTATTTTTCGCAAATTATCAACTCGATATCCTTGCTGCTAATTTTTTTTCTCGATTGGCTTCTGGCAGTTCACCTGCCACGCTTTGTTATGCGCCAGGATGTCTTTCTTCGTCTGGCGGTCCAGCACATCCCAGTCATGATCTGTAGCGTAGATTGGATTTACCCAGTCACACGCTGTATCGACTACCTCAACCCTTGCGGGTCCAGTTTGCGCGCAGCTCACGATCAACATCGTCGCCAGGCATATGGTTAACCGTCTGCTGTACATTGCTGGCCTCTTTGGTTACTTCTACCCGCCGTTCGGTTACTGCGACCGTTGCCGCTGCGTTATATTCGGTGCGCTGCTGGTCGGCTTTCGCTTCAGCTTTGCTGGTACCGCGTGAATGACCCAGGCCAAACGCGGCGGCGAGAGCAGCAAACACAGCTACAACGAGTCCGGTAATCATCTCAAGCGTCATATAACCACCCGCTCCTTTACCCAGCCATAAACAAACGTCTCGTTCGCGCTGCGCTGTTCTGACAGTTCGAGATAACGCTGTCCCTGGCTGCAATTCAGGGCCCGGAGCATAACCAGCTCGCCCTCTTTTCCTCGCCGGGAAAGATAGCTTTTTAGCGCGCTGATAGTACGCGGACCGATAAAACCATCTGCAATCAGATCTGGATAGAGCGTGCCCTGAATGTTGAACACATTCAGCCAGCGCTGAAACCATTTGGTCTGAACCGATGGGCCCATGTTTACGCCTGTATCGCAGAGTTCGGCGGCGATGGATGGTGATACCTCTGAAACAAGATCAAAGCGTGGCCCTGTCCAGTAGTCAGCCGTCAGGATGTCCAGCGCCTGCTGGCGGGTTAGGTTCCGCATATCTCCGGTGAATCCGTGGGCGCGAGCTACCGCTTGTGTGATCCCCCAGTTTGTTGGACCGCCTTTATCGTCAGGGTGATTTACATAACCGCCCTCTTTACCAAGAATGGCGTCAAAAATTTCGTCTTTGGTCATGCGAATGCCTCAGCACATCAACCAGGCGCGCCACGTTTCCCCGAGCCCAGAGAACGGCGGCGCATATCAGGACGTTCACCAGCACCACAAACCAGTGCGATTCATGGTACAGGCCGAACAGATAACGGAATGGGACGCTGGCGTATACCAGCACCGTGAAATAAGCCATCAGCGATATCAGTGGGCGATGTCTCGCACTGCCACGCTGATAAAACATCAGTGCAATAACGATAACAGCAGAGATAATTGCGTTAGCCAGTGCAGCAGGTTCAATTACCATCCCCCCCTCCTCCGCGTAACCGCGAGAAAAAGCCGAACAGGCTGTTCAGATCCTGGTTATTAAGAAAAGTTAGGATTTTTATACACAGCGCAGACAGAATCACTGCACCAAGTGCATCAAGAGGTTTTTCATAGCGCGTAAAGGCGTTTAGCCATGAACCAATAAAACCAGCCCCAAGCACACCAACAATGAACGATGTCAGGAAATACCCTGTCAGGCGACCGCGCGTAAGGTTTGTTGCTGTCGCAACGTAAAACACCGCACCACCGAAAGCGCCAAATACCACGCCGAAATCGGTATGGGTAAAGACCCCGTAAAGCACGGAGCCC